ATTTATACAAATCCTAATTCCTGCGTGTACTCTTCCACTGGCGTTAAGAATGTTGATAATGTGCATGATCAATCATACGGAGCGTCATGGTCTTCAGGAGACATCATTGGATGTGCCTGTGATGCTGATGCAGGGACAATTACTTTTTACAAAAACGGTGTATCACAGGGAGCAATTTCACATCAAGTAGCAGGATTACTTCCTAGTTTTGGTAATGGAGGGACTACATCTAATTTTACTGTCAACTTTGGTGCCCGAGAATTTATCCATCCAATAAGTAATCATAAAGCTTTAAATACTTCGTCGCTACCAACTCCAGCAATTGCAGATGGATCAGATGCATTTGAAGTAAAATTATACAGTGGTACTGGAGCGGTTCAAAATGTCACAGGTTTATCCTTCCAACCCGACTGGACATGGATCAAAGCAAGAAATCAAACAACTTGGAACGTTTGGAATGATGTTGTCCGTGGCCCAGGTAAAAATATTCACTCTAACGATTCATACCAAGAGCAAACCAAGACTGACAACCTAACGTCATTTAATTCTGACGGTTTTTCACTAGGTGTTGATTCAAATGCAGATGGTGTTAATATCTCGGGAAAGAATTATGCAAGTTGGAATTGGAAAGTTGGTGGTGCTGCCGTAACTAATACTGAAGGAGCGACTTCTTGTTCTGTAAGTGCATCTACAACGAATGGAATTTCCATAATAAAATGGGCTGGAACAAATAGCGGAACCACCCTGGGTCATGGGTTGTCAAGCACCCCGGAACTAGTAATTGTAAAAAGTTTAGGCAATTCTCGGGAATGGGTTGTTTGGCATAAACTTTTTGGGACTGCTAGTGGTACTGATTACCTTTATTTGGACACAACTGGCGCAAAAGGTGGCAGTGGTTCAGGTGGTTATTGGAACTCAACTGTTCCAAACTCCACAACAATTAGTGTTGGTGATTCTGCAGCCGTAAATGGTTCTGGTAGTGATAATGTAGCCTACTGTTTTCACTCTGTACCTTCTTTTTCTGCCGTGGGCTCCTACAAGGGGAACGGCTCCGAGGACGGACCCTACATAAATCTTTCGTTCAAACCTCGTTGGATACTGATGAAGAACGCTGATACTGGCGGAACTTACTATGACTGGCGAATCATTGACGCTGCAAGGCACACCTTTAACTCTGGAGGCAACGCAGATGTTCCTCCAACGCTGTTTGCAAACACCAATGAAACTGAAAGAGACTGGGATAATGTTGATATTCTTTCAAACGGTTTCAAAATCAAAGACTCAAGTGTTTCTCTTAATGAGACAAATGCTAGTCATGTATTCCTCGCCTTCGCTGAAAACCCATTCCAAGCTAATGGTGGACTTGCACGATAACTCTAAACCTATTATATAATGTAGACAGTTTAATAAGTGTCCTAGACCCGTCGAGTTTGCGCTTGACGGGTCTTATAATATGTGCATAAACACGGAGGAGGATGACCACCACCCATAAACTTATCTTCATCGCCTCGTTTATGTGGATGCTAAACTGGGGCACTCGTGTAACTGCTGCTGCGATCAATGCTTTATCTTGACATCACTGGAAAGGCATCTAGGAGACGCTGTAGTGAGGTTGTAGAGTGGTTCAAGGCAAAGTATCTGCCGAACCATCACCTAGACATTACAGTCGCTCACAGAGGACTTAAGCGCGAAAGTGCTCTAGGTTTCTGCACAGTTATGGACTGTGACCATCGTCCCCGTGAGTTTCTTATTGAAATGGAAACAACTCTAAAGGAAGATGACTACATCTCCACTCTGTTGCATGAACTCTGGCATGTTTATCAACACGTTAAGGGAACACTTCGTGATAAGCGAGGTGTTAGACACTGGAAAGATGTGAACTCCGACCATCTATCCTATGATGATCAACCGTGGGAACATGAGGCAAGAGTGATGGAACAAGCACTCTACAATCTATACATGGGTATAGAGGATGAATGTATCTTCTTCCCTAACCGCTTGACAAATTCTTAAAACTCACTATAATAACCTTTGTGAAGGTTGACAAAACTATGAAGACTGAATTTCTTTGCGTCAAACCAAGAAGCTCTAAGGCAAAAAACCGTTTTGCTAATGAGATGGACCTGCTGCATTCTTGTCGTGTTGAGAAACGTGAGAATGGAAAAGTATTCCTAGCATCTATCTCTGGTAAATACTTCTTTTGGATGAATGAAATGTCAGACGACAATTGGGAGGTTATCAAATGATTGAAGCACTAGCGTTAGCAGCGTCAATGTTGACCTGTCAAGAATCACAAACCCTGATAGATAGGGTCAATGAATATGCGATAAGAAATCAAGGTTCTGAAGCATACGTTCAAGAAGTCATTGACGTTATTAAAGAAGACAACTCGGAGTGTAAATTTAAATGAGGTCTGATCAAAACACAATTGAAGATACTGAAACTAAACAAGAAAAGTGGAATCGTGGTCTAGACATCTTCATTGAGTCTGTTATCAAACCTGACCCCGCTCTTCGTCAATGTGCTCACAATCAAAGGTGTTATCATGAACTGATGGATGTTCGTGCTAATGTTCTTGAATATCTAAGGTCAAAGAGGTGGAAGTGACTGACTGGAGAATAACAACTAACAAGGTAATAGCAAAAAATTTACTTGATAGTATTGCATCACTTACTAATGGGAAATGGCGTCAATCCGAAACCCTTGACTACACTGGAAAGCGAACAACAAAATACACTATCGAGTTCGACACTCCCGAAGAATCCGATAGTTCCAGTTCTGATGCTTCTGGGAGTGATAGTAGCGACACTTAGTGTTATCGTTGCTGGATATTTTCATGGTAACATGCACCTTCTAACCACACTTAAAAATGCTGTATAAAAATGAAACTTACGCCTGAAGAAGTAGAGTATCTTTGCAATGTTCTTGATCAAACATCAAACTACACCATTGCAAGAGGTGAGCAAGTTGACTTTTCTACAGTTAGTCATGATCGCCTTAAACAAAAATTTAAAGACTACCTTTGGAGACTGAAATGGTAGCACTTGTTGAAAAATCTGACCCTCGTTATTTCTCACAAACATCTGATAAAATGTATGATAGGCATCTCTACAAAGTAGTGACTAAAACTGGTGATGCGACAGTTGTGAACAATTGGGAGGATGCCGCTTGTATTTGGTGGAACAAGAAAAAGATTCTCTCTCACATTGAAGTCCTTGATATTCTAACCGTAGATAGGAAAAGACAACAAATTGGTTTTGGATGAAAAAGTTTGGTTTTAATGTATTAGTTGTCACAACAAAAATGATTCGTTCACACATCCTTGATGCAGAGTTTAATGTTAAGTTCCCCTATCAATCTTTTCCATGGAGACTTGACTTTGGTAATACAGTTTGTCATTTTGAGTGTAAAGAACATATGGAAAAGTATCTTACACGCTATAAGTTCAAACCTAAAGATGTAAGTATCTCCAATCGTAATGGTGAAAAGTTTGAGTTCAAACAAAAACGAAAGAAACGCTCTACATAGTGATAGTTGGGACTCAGGTATGAGCGATGGATTACCTATTCGACCACACTCTCAGATATTAGTTCTAAACAATAGTTACGAACCCATTAACATCACAAACTGGAAACGTGCTATTGTTCTTTTAATAAAACAGAAAGCGCAAGCACTATCAAGTAGAGTTATTAGACTCGTAAATTATATTCGTATTCCTTTTGCTCGCATCGTGGCACAAACACCATCCCGTGCAATGATATACAAGCGTGATGGTAATAAGTGTCAGTATTGTGGTTCGACACGTTCACTTACCATCGATCATGTCATCCCCCGTAGTAAAGGTGGTGATGACTCATGGGAGAACCTTGTTGTTGCATGTGCGTCTTGTAATGTAAAGAAGGGTGATAAACTCCTGGAGCAGTTAAATATGAAACTTGTCAGAAAACCTTTTGCACCCTATAATAAGTTTCAGTTCGTTCTTTCAAACACTGAAGTGCCTGAATGGCAGGAGTTCTTATTTGTATGATGAAACAATACCCTTACGAAGTTACCTACAAACTTAATAGCACAGGTAATAAAAGATTCAACAAAAGAGTAGAAGCAGCATGTCAAGCAGAAGCAAAAAGACTGTTTGAAGCAGACATGCCCTCAGCAACTATTTTGTATGCAACACCCCTACCTCAGAACAGACGATGACTAAAAGAACACAAATTAAGTCTAAGTTTTACTATATCTTCTGGGGAACTGCCACTGTGGCAGTATGTATGGGTCAACTTTATGTTGGCACTGGATATAGAGTTCTCGCTCAAGAAATGTTGGAACTAAATCAAAAAGTTGATGGAGTTCTTCTTCATAAGTCAAGGAAAGACTGGGGCGACTTCTTCTGATTTTTAGAACTGTGTAGAGACTCTAAAGAAAGTATTAAATACGAAAGTTTTCTAATATAATATAGTAGACTTAACAAAGTATTCGGGATCGCTATGACTCTTCCAAGGAACAAAAAACCAAAAGCAGAGGAAATCGAGAGCATGAAAATTGCTGTTGAAGAAGCAGGAATACAAGCACTTCATCCTGATAAAATGGAAGACTTTGCCGCTCATTTGGTAGAGAAACTGAAACAGGACAGTTGACATAGTGGCACAAGGGGGGTTTCGGACCCCCCTTTTTCATGTATATTAAGAGAGTCAAAGGAACACCACTCATGGCAACCCGCTCACGCATCGGCATCGAATTCAAAGATGGTTCTATTCTCTCTGCTTATCACCACTGGGATGGTTATCCCTCCTGGTTGGGTCGCATCCTGAAAACTAACTACAACTCCCGCGAAGAAGCAGCAGAACTTATTGACGGCGGTGACATGTCATCCTGCTGGACTGATAAAGTTTGGGGCGAAGAGCGTACTGATGGTCAGAAGTATGGTCCCGAGTATTACTCCGAGCGAGGTGAGAATTGCCCTCCTCGCTATGATGAAACCCGCGATGAGTTTCTTTCTAAAGGTGAAGAATACTCTTACATCTTTACTAGTGCGGGTTGGGTATGCTATGATATGAATGAGTTCAACGATAAGCAACCTGAAAGGGTTATTATTCCAGAGGTAGATTTGGCGGTATGAATGGTTCAACACTTGTGGTAGACTACGAAGAACTGGAGGTGCTGCAAACCGCCCTCCAGAAGTTGTCTAAATTGGATAGCAGCAACAAAAAAGTTACAGTGCTGTATAATAAAGTAGTTTCTATTATGGAAACTATTGAACTTCAAGAACTCTACTTCAATGATCCACGTAATGACTGACATCACTAACGAAAAAAAAGAGATCGAACTCATCGCTGCTGAGTTTTGGGCATCAGTAGAAAGAGAAGCAGAAGAACTTGAGGTTACTGTTGACTACTACATGGAGGAGTTTTTCACATCATGACTGAAGAACAAAAATATAAACTGATCACCGAAGAGACAAATGGTTGGTGGTTGTATCATGACAACGCACAATACCTCACCCGTGAAGAAGGACTTAAGTGGGCAGAAAAAGCACAAGATGATGGTGTCGCACCAGAACGTCTCCGCATTGTTAGACAGGAATGGGGAGAATGATTGGCAACCTTGAACCTGAAGAACACGTTATGGATGACAATGTGATGTATCCTAGTGGAATGTTGGGGCAACTTGCTATTGCTCTGGAGAAAATGGGATGGGAACAAGGTGACAACATTGCTGTTGAAATTGCAGGCACTTCAGTCTACGAGATTGATGGTGCTGGTACTAAGTGGGCACCTGTAAAAGGCACCCGTAAGTATAACAAAGATGCGTTCATCGTTATCAAGAACCTTGACCGTAATCCCACCATTTCGAGTGTACCTAACCCAGAACTTAAGGGACATCATCTTAAGTCAGATAAAGAACTTGCAGCAGAACTAAAAAGAAGTGATGACGCTAAAGGTTATGACACATACAGCAAATGAAAATGAATATGATATGCTAGTGGACCTCACTAGTCATATTGGACGTGGAAATGTTTGGAAAGTTCTTGTCGATCTTGCTATGAAAGGTGCTATTGATGAACCTGAATACATTTACACTGTGGCAGTTGAAGTAGTGGCACCTAACAAAGACCTGGCACAGTATATTGTGACTACAATGTACCCAGAGTATGAAACAATCTCTGTTCCCGATGAACCTGTCTCTGCCTGATGGTTTTCCACACAAACCTCCCAAAGGATACTCCTATGAGGTTAAGTCTCACAAATCAAATATTGTTGCTATTTGGTTACTTCATCACCGTGAGTATTGTTATAGCAGTGATCCAGTTAGGACAATCTGGGGGTTCTACAATACAAAGCAGAGATGCTATCATGCGCCTATTAACTTCACCAAGCACGGAGATAAGGTAGACATTTCTGACACTCGTCCCTATACTAGTATGCAGTTGAATCTCAACCCTCTAGAATATGCATTATATTCCTAAAGTTGATGACTATGTAAAATGGAGAGACCATGAAGGATGGGTTTATTTTAAGTGTGATGAATCTATTAGTATTGAGATAGGTGTATCTGATAAAGTGTGCCATGAACATGGTCCATCATTTCACAAAAAGAACCACATCTTATTAGTGTGTCAAAGATTTCTATGGAATGAACTAGAGTATATCAAAAATAGAAGAAACGAAGAAGACACCTACAAATCACAAGAAGGTAGGTATTTGGACCCCCAGTGAATTATTATGCTTAAGTATCAAGTTTCGTACAAAAAACCGAAGAAGAAAGGTTATGCTTGCCACAAGGCAGTCTTTTATAAAATTGAGGATGCTATGTTTTGGGAAGAGCATGTAAAGAACAACCTTGAAGGCAGGGACGTTCAACTAACTGTCCACTAGGTTGACACAACACCCCAGATTCGTGTATATTGAATGAGTTGAGAGGCATACAACCATAAGAGGAACGACAAACTGTTCCCGCCCCACTCAACTGCGGTGCTCCCCTTTGCTGGTTTCAGGAGCAGCGGCGACAGGAAATCAGCACCCCATTTTTTTATTTTATCATGACTTTTGAGTTCACTGACACCCCTCAAGTTGAAGAACTTATGTATTGGAACGATGAGTCTATTGAACAGTTTCTTGATGAGCAGGGTGACATTGTAGGTATGAACGTAAAATGTAATGAACTTGATACAAATATGACTGTGTAAATCTTATTTTGCATAGATACCTTTGTATCGGTTGTTCGGGAAACTATAAGTTGTTTTAAGAACTCTAAAGGCATCATCTAAATAAGGTGCCTTATGAGTTTTTATGACACCTCACAAATACGATCACATCCAAATACGACGTAATCCTTACACCCAAAAGCCACATACAATCGAATATATTGACCCTAAGTTTATACAAACACGAATCTATTTTCAGTGTGAGAGTGAATACTTCAGGATGAAAAGAACCAGTTCATAAAGTGGTACGGGGGCGGCAACGCCCCTTTTTTTATGCTATAATGACAGGGTAAAAACAAAACGCCATGGCAGACACACACGGAGCAGCAGCATCAGGACAACGTGCTGAAAAGAAATTGCGTGAGCGAGTTGTAGGTATGGGTTTCCACTACATTCGCACTCAGGTGGATGCTGCCAAGTATCTTGGGATTCCTCTCACTCCTGGTGGTAAAGTGAGGAAGAAAGATATTCCTCGCATCAATGAATGGTTGGAAGGTAAAGTTAATTTTGAAGCACCTGAAGAATATAAAGAAGCAGACTTCGGTAGGTTTGAATCTGATGGATATGTTCCTGAGTTGGATAGCATCTTGGAACTGAAAGCAGGAGATAAAGCAGGCACCACTGAGGAGAAGATCTTCTTCGACCTTGAAAAGATGCGTGATAAATGTTATGGTGACAGAACGGTTCTTTATATCTTTGAGGGCAGTAAAGAGCAAGATAAGAATACAAAACTGTTCAAAGCAAAAGTAAAGAAAGGACAAGCGCAAGGAACTATCAACAGCAACGTGTATGTTCTTGATAACAGTGTGATGACAAAAGAAGTTCTGATGGAGTGCAAGTGAAGACAAAAACTCAACCTATTTTTAAGTGGACTGGCAGCAAACAGCGCATGTTGCAACAGTATGCACCACACTTTTTTCCTCAGCAAGAGTTCACACGCTTCGTGGATCTTTTCGCTGGTGGACTTACTAACTCTCTGTGGGTATTTGAGCACTACCCCGACAAAGAGTATGTCATCAATGACTGGAACAGTGAGTTAGTATTGTTGTATGCGACTCTCGCTGATAGCGTCGATCAAGTTATCATCGAGTGGCGGAACTGTGTGAATAAATGGTTGAGTCTTTCTCCTGAAGATAGAAAGGTATATTATTACGAACTGCGCGAGATATATTGTCATCAACACGAAGGTAAGTCCGATGTATATTTGTCTGCGTTGTTGATGTTTATGTTGCAGGTAAACTTCAACGGTATGTGGAAAGCATATAAAAAGTGCAATGAAAGATATTCCACACCACCTGGCACATGTTTGCAGAAGCAAGCATTTTTCAATGAGTCAAAAATACACAATGTCGCTGCATTTTTAGAGAAAGCAACTATCCGTAACGGTGACTTTGCTTGTTGTAATGTAAGGGACGGAGACTGGTTGTATGCTGACCCACCATATCGTGACAGCATTGTTCTCTATCAAGGTGGTTTTACTGAGGAAGATCAAGTAAGACTAGCGCGTTATCTTACAACGTCTGGATGTATGTTTGCCTATTCAAATAAGGACATCCACGATGGTTTTTATCAGAAGAACTTTGATGGATGCAATATCATTGAAATGGAAGCAAAGTACACTGCTGGACGTGGAACATCAACCCTGGATGTTTCGGAGGTTCTTGTTACAAACTACATGCCAGTCGGTGAACTGTCCACCATTTCCCCCAATGCCCTGAGTTCTGCCCTATCTTAAGGACATGAAAAACACACACCTCCAGCACCCCGAAGACACCATCCTGACGGGTAACCTTTCGATTCTTGACTGGTTTGAAGCGGTTAGCACCTTGTCAGTTAAAATGGATGGTGCTCCCGCTATTGTTTGGGGCACAAATCCTGAGACCGGAAAGTTTTTTGTAGGGACTAAAAGTGTCTTCAACAAAGTGAAGATCAAGATCAATGAAACACATGAGGATATTGACAACAACCACACAGGAAATGTTGCTACTATTCTTCACTCCTGTCTAGACAACCTTCCTGATGATACAGGTATTTTTCAGGGAGACTTCATCGGTTTCGGTGGTTCTAGCAAGTACACACCTAACACAATAACTTATGATTTTAAGCAGGTTATTCATCAGAACATCATTATCGCTCCGCACACTGAATACATCTGCTCTGGAGATACTCTGCGCGATGCTGTTGCTTTCCCCATTGATTTTCAGATGAGCAGCACTGACCGCTGTGCATTTGTTCAACCCGATGCATGGGAGACTGGAGAAGATTTCTCTGAGGTTATTGGTTTCGCACGTCAAATGTCTCAGTTGGTTGACTTTGAAGACCCTAAGACTGCTGCACTTTTGCAACAAGAACTGAATGGTTGTATTCGTGAAGGTCGCCCTGTTATTCCTAGCACCTTTATGAATGATAAACTCGTTAGTTTTTGGTTGTTGATCAAGTCTATCAAAGATGATATGTTGTTCACTTGCAGCAATGACGGTCCAGATGCATTCATCGATGACTGTAATGTTGATGGTGAAGGTTATGTTCGCACCAATGAATTTGGCATGTTCAAACTAGTGGAGAGAGAGGCATTTTCTTATTCAAACTTTAACAACGTCAAGACATGGTGACACCCAGCAAAGTGGCACACAGGCGCTTGTAGATGCCTCTCAGGCGTGTATTATTAAAGAGTCAAGGGAACACACCATGACAGCAGTTTACTCAAACCCCACTCACATTCGCAACATCATGACTTTCTGTGCTCCTGAACTCAAAGCAGAGTATCTCACTGAGTATCTGCTGGAAGTTGTGAACAACCAGTGGAAAGTCAATGCCATTGAATCTGGTCGCTCTCTTTATCATCGACTTGAGATGGAAGTTGGTCGTAAATATATCAAAGTTTGGGAGACACTTGTCCGCAATGGTGTTGAAGACAGTGCCCGCAGTTGCTGGATGTTCGTTGATAAAAAGACTGGTGAAGTTTACAAACCAGCATCTTACAAAGCACCTGCAAAGGGTGTTCGCTATCAGATTGAGCAGTTAGTTGACAACCCTAACATCTGTGATCCTTATGGAAGTTTTCTCTATGTTCGATGATATGTGACAGCACATGTAGTGTCCACCGTACTTGCGATGGGCACTTTTTTCGTGTATATTATCTGTATTGAGAGATTCACTGATGTTCAACCTTCGCCCACATCAGCACCGCGCATGTGATGCTATGCGGAAAAATGAGAAGGGAACTATCATCATCCCTACAGGTGGTGGCAAAACAATGTGCATGATTCAGGACACATTGACCACGTTCGATGATAATGTAAACTGCACAGTTGTTGTAGTTGCTCCGCGTATTTTGTTGGCAGAGCAACTGTGCAGCGAGTTTCTTGAGC